GACATTTGCTTCAATAATATCTGCGTTTGTAATACTAGCTGAAAAAGTATAATCGCCAAGATTGTCTGCTAATACTGTGCGAGTTCCGTTATATGGACTCAAGCAACCAGCAATAACTACCGATTGGCCTTCGGTAAATTCATGCACGCCAACTGTTGTAAATGTGGCAACATTATCTTGTAAAACTGTTTTTTGTACTGCACTCTTAAATGTAACTAACATTGGCAGAATTGTGTTTTCTGCTGTGTCAATAATTCCGTCTAAATAAGCATCGTTATACAAGGATGATGACACACCAAGCACAGATCTCAACTCGGTGGCTGTAATTATACTTGGCATGTCATCTCCTTACTCCCATTAATGGATGCCTGAGATCGGGAGCAACCCCAGGCACTCAGTTAAATTAAGCTACTGATAACTTACGGAATGCTGCTGGGTAACGATTTACTGCACAGACATAACCGTAAAGACCGATTTCAACGCGGCCGTTAGCAACGATATTTGCACGAATATCAAATGTTCCTGACTCGTGGAATCGCATAGCTGCTGAAGGGTAAACCAATGCGTGCTTAACATTTGCATTGTCACCTGTGTAGTTAGGATCTACAACTAAATCTAATCCAGCAACTGTACCATTTGTACTGCCCTGAGAAATTAGACCGGCAGCATTTTGTGGAGCTGCTGCTGCGAATAGTGGACGACCATCTGCAACTGCGCCAAGTAATCCAGCGAAGTCGATGCCATCCTCGCCACCTGATGGAGCAACCATCAAACGGTTTGGTGTGAAGCGCATAACGCCATAAGCATCTGCAATTCCATCAGCGATTGCTGCATAAATTGTTGATCCTGATGATCCGGCTGCTGCCTCTGATGCGATCTTAGCTGCATAAGCATCTGTCTTTTGTGCGTATGATGCAGCAAGTTCACGAATTAATAGATCCAAGAATGATGGGTCTGAACGATCAAGAAGTTCAACATTCACAACATTTGCACCAGCAAATTTTACGATTGTGTCTTCTTGGAATGTTACTGCTGTATCTTGTGATGCAAACTCTACACCCTCAGCAGTTTGTCCTACGATTGCCTGATTTCCAAGCACAGGTGTGAACACCTTAAGACCACTTGGTGGAAGTGGAGCGCGCTCGATTGAATCAATGAATGGGCGAGATGAATCGATAACTCCGATTACATCGCGTAGGTAGTTAGGTGGAACCATTCCTGTGTTCTCGCCTGTTGTTGCAATTTGTAATGCTGCAATTAAATCGCGTGCATCTGTATCGCCTTGAATAGCGCGAATTTGTGCTGCTGCATATTGTCCTGCTGTAACATTCTCATTAACGCGTGGCTTTGTGTATGCCACATATTGAGCAGTTACAACTGGAGCCTGTGTCGCTTCTACCGCTTCGGTTGCGATAGGAGCCTCAGAAGTAATTTCTGACACTTTGTTCTCCTTTGTTGTGGTTTCCTCAGCGGTTGCTTCGGAATTCTCTGGTGTTTCACTAGCTGCAACCTCAGCGACTCTTGCGCTGTCAATTGCTGGATCTGTAACGAGTGAAACTTCTTGAAGTGTGCTTGATTTAATTCTTAGCACGCCTTCCTCATTTTTCCATTCATTAATTTTAACTCCGACAGAAAATCCATCACGAAGCCCAGTAGCAGCTTCCTCTAATGCATCATCGGCTGAAAAAGTCTTAGCCAAGCGAAATGTTGCTTCTAACCCTGTATCTGTTGCAGTTATATCAACGAGTTTTCCAAGTGGCTTAGTTCTTTCGTGCTCAAGCAATAATTTAACAGGCTTTGAGAAATCAATTGAATCTTTTTCAAATACAGTTAATCCTGCACTTGTTGATCCTTGCTCATCCCATGTTACGATCTTTCCTGAGATTGTGCGCTTGTTTGTATCAGCAGCAGTTATCTCTATTGGGAAATTAATTTTCATCGTATTAGATCTTCTTCCTCTTGGATTTGCTCAACGCTCATCGCGCCAATGCGGTTTAGGATTTCATAAACTTGCGCACGCTCTAATGCTGAGCCACGCAAAAAGTCATCGATGTCGAAACGCGTTTCTATGCCGTTGGGGCAGAAATCCGCAAAACTGAGCCTTTGCTCCAAGCTCGTAAGGATCGATCTCAAGCTGAAGTCGATAAGGGCTTTCCTCTCCGCCAAAGTGTTGGTGTATGTCATACTCGTAGTTTCGGCAGAAACAAATGATGCAGGAATTCCAGATGCTCTTGCAATTTCTAAAGCAAGATATTGACGAGCTTCATTTAATTGTAATTTTGCTGGATCAAATCCAAGTGCTTGTAATTCCACATCAGCATTTAAGAATGCAGTTGATCTTGTTTGTCTTGATGCTTTCCATGACTCTAATAATTTTGTAATTCTTTCAGGAGTTAAATTTGTGCCATTTGATTTTAATACCATTTGTGGCATAGGCTCTTTGGCATACATTTCAGCAGCCTTTTCTAATTCAGCAGCAGCTTTAATTGTGCGACCTGCTCGATTTAGTATTCCTTCATCTAATCCATTAAATACAATTAAAGATCCAATACCAAATGGCGGCACTCGCTTGCCATCAACTGTGTAATACTCAATTTCAGTTGAATTACCATTTAATGAAGCAAATACTCTATTAGGTGCAATTCTTGTCCATGCTCTAATTCTTGAAGCATCACTTGATGAATATGCGTCAAGCACCATACCATAACCCACCCCATACAGGAGTAAATCTTCTGCCAACCATGCGTATATTGCTGAACCTGCAACTCTTGGATCTGGTTGCATAATTACGCGATTTGGTCTTACATGTTCATTTGTAAAATGATTATATTGTTGTAAAGGTAATGATCCAATTGTTGAACAGATTATATTTCTTGCACGCGCTCCGGCAGGTATTGCCATGAATTGTTCACGCGTTGCAGTTGTAGTTCCAAATAAAATTCCGCCAACTAATTGTTGAGCGTTGTAAGGTGAGAGTGATGCAGCTACATCAACTGGATTTTCTTGCGTTGCTCTAAATCTATCAAATAATCCCATTAGCATATAATATACCATAAAGTCAACAAATTACGCTATTTGAATATCAACTTCCGTTTCTACCTGTGTTGCAAAATAGGTTGCTAAAGCAGATGCCACAGCTGCACAAACTGCGACTCTACTTGCTCTCCTACCGATGATCCATGACCCATCCCCATAGGGCAGTTTCGCAGCGGATAGTGTTTGCTGAGTCAATTCCTCTTGACCCCCATGCTGTAATCGATGGGAATTGATTGCGCCTAACCACCGATCGCATGATTCAGCATATATCGCCCCATCCATATCTGTAATGGGAATTCCAGCGGGAACTAACCGACTTGCGACGGCTTGTGCAGTCCTTTTGGAATAAGCGACAGTCTGAACATTGTATTTTCTAACATACGGAGCAATATCGTTTGCAACCGCTAAATCATTAATTGAATAATCGTTCGACCAAGTGTGGAGTAAAACTAGATTAAATTTTTCTCCTGGTAATTTCTGAGTAGCCACTAATGCACCAAATTTACGATCTGGACTTAAATCTAATCCAAACCATGTTTCTTTGTCAGGGTCTAGTGGTATTGGGTCGGTCTGGCATAAATTCCATTTTTGAACATCAATAGCTGAGTTTATTGTATCTACCCATAAACACAATACTTCGGTTTTTACAATATCAGGCGGATCATTAATAACCGCTTTTAAGTTATCTGGATGGATTGTAGTTCCAAGCGATGGGTTGGCTTGAGCGAATGCTGGCCAATTGATTTCACCCGACGGAAGGGTAATTGGCGAATCAGGTTCGGCGCTCCATTCAAACCAACCTATCGTATCTAAAGGATTTGTGCTGGCTGCTAATGCACGCTCCCTTAGTTTATTAAGGATTACAGAATGCTGATCACCTGCATTGCTGTAAACCCAAACTTGCGGATTTTTCGAACTCATCATGGTATATCGCATCGATGACCAGGCATCTTCATCTTTATATTCTCTAAGCTCATCGAGATGAATCGTAGATGGAGCGGAAATACCTCTTGAAGCATTGTTGGCTGCTTTTACCACAAACCTACGACCGCCTTTTAATTCCATTTCCTCAGCACCATGTTGCCATCTAATTTTTTTTACTTCACTTGCCAATTTATCATTACCCTCAATTAGCGACACCATCTGCCTAAAGGTTTCAAGCGAGGTCGTAAGTCTATGAGCAGATGACAGCTGTAGATTCTCTCCCCATACATACATGCCAGTTAAGATCCGGAGCATCATAAATGTGGACTTACCATTTTGGCGAGCGATCAATAAACCAGCCTCAGAATGATGCCAGCGACCATCCGGCTTTACCTTATGCCCATGAATAGCCACGAACTTTTGCCAATCCATCAAGGGAATGCCAATCTCAGCTGCGAAGTCGATCATTTCTTGACCTTTAGACGGCAAATCATTCAAAGGAGAGTGAATACGCGGTGTTTTCACACCCCCTAATTCTGATTGAGCCTGAATCGAGTCGATCAATTCTTTTTCAAAATTGTTCAAAGCGATCCGGTCTGATCGTGAGCGATCGAGGTGTTTTGTGGGTTAGAAAAGGAAAG